TTATTATGCAAGACAATGGTTCACCTGACAACATAGGTAGATTATTATTCTACATATCAGGTTCACGTGGACCTATAGCTGTATCTTCATCATTGATGCCAATATATGATAATGAATTTTATAGCACGATGATAAGACGTACCGTTTCAAGTGCATCTTTACAGAGTAGTGTAGATTATAATTTAGTTGTAAAAAAATATGATGCAGGCATAGATAGATTTCAATATGTATCATCAACATCAATGACCGTAAATGGTGCGGCAGGTGCTGTTTCACAATCTTATAACCAATCTTGGGACACAACAGCTAATTTTCATATAGGTAGTGATTCAACTTTTCAAGGCGCCTCAACAGGCTCCTTAAATTTTCGTACTAATACCGTAAATAGATTTTCAGGTTCTTTGATGGAGTATCGTATATGGACAGAAGTATTAAACACAGGTTCTTTTGATAATCAAACAAATAATCCTAAAGCCTTTGATGGTAATTCTATTTCGTCATCATTTGAATCTATCGTTTCAAGATATTCATTTGATGATAATAAAGATTTAAGCTCTGATACAACTATACCTGATGTTTCTGCAAAGACTACAGATGTAGTGAACGCAACTGCAGTAGGATTCACAGAGAACACCTTTAAAGATGTAATAGATAGGACAAAGGTAAAAGTTCCTAACTTAGGACCTTCACGAAGAGCTTCTAATAAAATAAGAATTGAAAGTAATAGACCTAAAAGATTGTTTAGACCGCCAGGCGTGAATGCAGTATTAATGGCAGAGAAACGTGTAACTACAAGCGCATATGATAGAGCTGCTATTGATAGTAATAAACTTGGTATTTACTTTTCACCTGCAGATGTTATAAATGAAGACATTGTAAACTCTTTGGCTAATATAGATTTTAACAATTTCTTAGGTGACCCACGAGATAGAAATTTAGGAGAATACAGAGGTTTAAAAGAAGCTCAAAAGAAATATTGGCAAAAGTATACAAGTCCAAACAACTTTTGGGATTATTTAAAAATGTTAAAGGCTTATGACCAAAGTATTTTTCCAACATTGAAGAAAATGGTTCCAGCACGTGCTAATGCTAAATTAGGTATTTTGATAGAACCAAATATTTTAGAAAGGGCTAAAGAGAATCCATTACCTGGTCCTTCTACTACAAGAAATTATTTTGAGGCTGAATTAGAATTATCAAGTTCTGTTTCTATGAGTTCACATTATGAAATACAAGGTGATTCTGCACAAGGAAGTATATTAGTAGGAAATGGTTATGAGATACCTATACATCATCCACAACATTATGAATCACGTTCATTATATCAGTTATCGGGTAGCGTCCCATATCACACAGGTTCAGTAGATGAACATAGACTTGAAAGTTATCTGATAAATCAAATTTATAGAACAGGTGACATAGGTGATTATTTTGATACAAGCGTAACTTTTGGTGACCCGTTGAAAAATATGAAAGAAGTTATTATGCCACAAGTTACACATTCACGATTTGGTGAAGAACCGGGCAGAGCAAGAATAAAGAAATTTTATAATAGTGTTGAAAATGCCTACTTTATGAGACCAACGAGTTTTTCATATGAACCAGCTCGTATAAATCTACCACACGATAGCAGTACTGCTATGAGAAATTTATATTACTTAGGTTGTAAAACAACTAAGGAAAACGTATTGAGAGGTGAAAGTCCTGTAGAAATTACATTGACTACACCTACAAAGATTGTAACAAAAGAACCAGGTGATAGTAAACTTGATATTATATAATAAAAATCAAATAACATCATATTTATATTTGAATCAAGTTATGTTATCATCTATTTATCTTAGGAGTAAAAAATGGGATTTTTAAATAATACCGTCGTGACCGTAGATGCCGTCCTGACTAAAAAAGGTCGTGAGTTATTGGCTAAAGGTCAAAATCAATTTAATATTACAAAATTTGCATTGGCAGATGACGATGTTGATTATCGTTTATGGGATGTAACTCATCCAAATGGCTCTGATTTCTATGGAGCTGTCATTGAAAATATGCCTCTTACTGAAGCATTTGTTGACGATAATCACGCTATGAGATATAAATTAGTAACTCTGCCAAAATCAACAAGAAAGTTACCTGTACTTGAAGTACCAGCTTCAACGGTAACCTTACAGAGATTGAATTCTTTACAAATCGTCACACCACAAACACAAAATGGTAGTGATGATAGTTTAGGATACACATTCATATTACACAATCAAAGTGTAGCGAGATTAAGATTAAGAGCAGGAGCAGGTGCTGGAACAGGTGCTGCTACGGTACCATTCTTTTTAGATGATGATGATTTACCAAACAGCATTTCAGTAGTAGGTAAAAGTGTAGAAATCCGTCCTAAGAGGGTTAATACTCAACAAACTACTCAATTGACAATTGTTGGTAACGAAACTGCTGCTACTACTACTATTACCTTAACAATCAAAGCTAACACATCATCAGCAATAAGTTAAAGGAGTAAGTAATGGCAATATACGAAAGATTTAAAACAGAAGCAGATGACCCGCAAAATCCTGATGTCGTAGCAGGTATCAGAGACATCTTGAGTTCA